CTCTGACATGTATTGGAGTTCCTTTCTGGTAGATAGTCAAGTGACTCCTATACTTTGCAACATTGTTACAAGTTCTAGGAAATGCTATGTCAGCAGGGTTCATATTACGAAACTCTGTCCTCATTTTCTTGATATATTCTTGCACATTGTCTTCTGATTCATTCATAATGATGCCGATAGCATCTTTGATCATCTTTCTACATGGTGCAGGGGTAGATGACTTGACTGCTTCAATACCCATCATCTTGAGTTTAGGTTCAGTAAATCTAACTCCCTCTATATCCCATGCATTTAGCATATATCTTTTCTTTGCAGTCCATATACCACGTTCAGCAATAGTTTCTCGCTTCATGAACATCTTTTGTTCGTAAGCGTTCACGTACGTGGCCAACGCTTCATAAGAACTCGAAATATAACCTTCAAGTTCCATCTGACAGACCTTATCAATGAACGTGACGATGCTTTCAGCAGTCTTTTCTCTCCCCTTGTATACAACTTCAACCAGAGGACCCATATGAAGATAAATGGAATCAGTATCTGAAGCAATAACATAGTCTTTCTCCTGTGTCTTTAGTACATTGTTCATGTACTTGTTTACTTTTTTTTCTATCCATCGTATGCTGAACTGACCACCGAGAGTAATTGCTTCAGCATTTTCCAACTTATAATAACGAAAGTAATTATTGCCGATAGCACCATAAGCAGAATTAAGTTGGATTTTTTTCGCCATCTGGATGTTGTTACACCTTGCGATTTCCTTCTCAAGTTTCTTCGATGGTTTTTTCTCATAATCCTGTTTCGCCTTGAGCATCTTCTTCTTGAATACAACTCGTTCATTGTAAATTTTCTCCATCAATTTGGGTAAGAACCCACGAAATTTCGTGGTAAACATGGCACCATTAGGACATACAGTTACGTCCTTCAAATTATCTAAGTTCACTTCCTCATTCAACAGTTTATCTACTGAGACAGATGGATATCTTGTATCTAAGACAGTCTCTGGAGATATATTGTACTGCATAATAAGATGAGGATACAGGCTGTTGAGGTCAAAAGAAACAACCCAGTCGTACATACCAGGTATAGGTTCTTTGACATACGCTCCCGCATACTTCTCCTGTTTTTCTTGGTCTTTTTTGGGTGGAATGACAATGCCTTTCCTTTTCAGATCATTGTATATGATCATATCCCACATTCTAACCTGATAAAACACATCTGTAAAGTTTACCTTTGCGTCGAACGCCATCGTAACAGCAAGTTCAATCAATTTCATCTTCTCTTCAAGACCGTCAACAATTCTAACGTCTTGTATGTTATAATCTACAAATTTATTCCACGCTTTCGTATAAAATTCTTTGAATGTGTCGTATTCAGAGTGATCTAGTTTTTTCTGACCTAGTTCTACCTCTCCTATGTAGTCAAGTCGATACGATTCCTGTGCCTTATATGTAAATTTTTTATACAGATCAAGATAATCAAGCACCGTGACACCACCGATGTCATACACAGTGTGTGCTCTACCTTGCATGTATATTTCTTCATGAGTAACCAAACCCCAAGGTGATAATTTTTTAGATGCCTTCTCACCCAATACTCTGGTAATTCTCTTTGCAAGATATGGGATATCATACAACTGACAGTTCCAACCAGTCACAACTTCTGGTGGATCATGTGACCAAAAATTCATAAAGTGCTGTAACAAATCATACTCATCATTACACTGCACATACTTGACCATAGGATCGTTGTGATGATAGGCACCCACACCAAAAGTTAGTATTCTTTTTGTTGCATAATCTTGTAATGTAATACACAACATCTCTTCATCACATTTTTCAACAGTGGGAAATCCATTTTCAGATTTAACCTCAATATCAATTGTAACTAATTTGATTTTGTTGATATCAAATTTGATTTCAGTTTCTGGATACTTGTCAGAAATATATTGATAGATGTATCTGTTATTACCATATACTTCAAACCCTTTTACTTCACCATGACTTCTAATAAACTCTCTAGTATCACGAACTGTGCCAGGTTGTATACTCTGTACATACTTTCCATCTAATGTTTTATACTTTGTTTTCTTTTTACTTGGTACAAACATAGTTGGTTGAAACTTTTCTCTTGTAGTAAAGTTTTTACCATTTTCATATCCACGTACAAGAAAATCATTACCAACCATCTGCACGTTTGTATAATATCTCATTCTAACTCCCTCACCATACGAACAAAATTATCATGCATATATTGTATATCATTTTTGCTCATATAGGGAGGTGGCATATCAAGAAAAGTTCCTTGCTCATCGTTTCTCATATCTACAATCAAATCATCTTGTATAAAACCTGCATCAACTGCCATCTTTCTCAATGGTGTACCATGATAAGGTGTGAATATAAAACCGTTCAAGTCGTTAGATTTTAGTTTTGCTGCTAGTCTAACAGACTTCATGGCATCTTCCATCGTTTCATACGGATATCCAAAGATAAAGTTGCATGTAGTTGACAAATCTGCTTCATGTGCTATGTCAAACGCTTTGATTGCCAAATCATTTTTGTAATCTCTACCAATATATTTTTTTCTAAACTCAGGATCTCCATGTTCAACTCCAATATTAATTTTTTGACATCCAATTTCTTTCAATCGTTTTGCTTGATATAGTGTAAAGAGTTCTGGTCTTGTTTGTGCAAAAAATGGTAAATTTAATTCCTCCCACATGTCGCAGAACTCGTCAAATTCTCTTGGTGGCATGGTAAGAAGTGTATCTGTGATCACCCATGCAAAAGTAATTTGATGTTTCTCAATCAAATCATCCATCTCTGCTTTGATATGAGGTATTGATCTACGTCTAAAAAATTTACCTGCATTCTCCTCTGCATATAATGTATTTTTGCCAGGTGAATTGCAATATGCACACTTGAATGGACATCCACGTTGTGTTTCTATCGTTGCTATCTTGACAATCTTTCCTTGAAAAGGTCTATACAAGGACTTATCTGGAAAAATTGTGTGATCTGTATTAGGTAGAGTGTTCACATCAACCACAGGTCTCAAAGGATTTGGCCACACATTGAGAAGGTCTTTACAAGATTTTCCCTCTGATATATGATCCATCATTTCTGGTATTGCTTCGTCACCCTCACCTCTACACAAGTAATCACATTTATCATCAAACAAATGAGGTGCAGCAGTCGGAAAAACTCCACCCACCACACTAACAAATGATTGATCTATCACACGACTCATCATTTTCTGCCAAATAAAATATGTGTCTTCGACTAGAGAAGATATAATAACATCAGGATTAAAATCTATGACCTTATCTCTCCATGCGTCATACATATCAATATTTTCTATCCTAAAACCTGTGCCATCCCATGTGTACTCAGGCATCATCCCTCTTTTCGATCTCTCTTTATCCCTATCTGCTCTCGCTGATGCTAGTTCTGTGTCAATTGGAAACCATGTAGCATCAAATAATTCTATGTTATGATAACCTGCTCTTTTCAAACATGCAGTAATGATAGCAATACCACCAGGTGGTGTCACTCTCATGTGTTGATTGGGATAACACCATAAAATTCTAAGATTTTTTTGTGACATCCTTTGCAGTCAATGACTGATACTTATCTAGCTGTACTTTGTCTGGTTCTATAATTGTAAGAAAACTATCTGAATGCACCATCATCTCACGTTGCATAGTAAACGATGGCCATGACTCTAAAAACTCTCCTTTCAGTTCAAAAGGATCTATAAGTTTACAATCAGGTTCTCCCATCTCTGATCCCACCTCTTCAAGTCTGGAAATAAGAACAAGATTGTTCTTGAATAATATAATTTTGATCATAAAGAAAGACTTCTTGACTTTAAGTTTACCACAACATTCCTTACTTTGTCAATGTAACCTTGATTTCGTAACTCTTTAAATACCATATTTTCAAATCCATACTCTCCGTATTTTTGCAATGAGGTGCCCCTTGAGTCTCTTAGTTTCTTGACTAATTCTTTCAACCCATCAGCATCCTCACCTTTTATAAGAGAGTCAATCTGATTTTTAAAATTGTTTACCTTCTTCTCAATTTCTTTTTCATCAACCTCACCCTCCACAGGTTCTGGTTCTTGAATCCATGAACTCTTCATCAAACTATAAACACCTTGACTCTTCTTTCTAGTGATGCCAGGTTTTTCAATGTATGGTTCTGCTTTTACTCCATAGATTGTGACGTTATGAGTTAACTCCCATAGAGTTTTCTTGTCCATGTAGTATTGATCTAGCAAATCTGGGTTACAATCAGGTATAAACTTAGGATCTACTACTAAATGTACATCTAAATCAGAATATTGTGTGTAATTATAACCTGCATTACCACCGAGTAGTAATACATCTTTGATTGCTCTATCATCTAAATCAACAAATGCAGCAAAAGATTTTGCAAACTTCATCAAAGCATCTCTGACCTCAGGCTTGAGAGAATCCCCAACCCAGAAAACTGGATTGAGGATGTCTGTGAATCTAAGAGTGATAGTTTCCCTTAGATCTTTCGCTTTTATATGTTTGAGAACTTTTGAATACATATGATCTATCAATCAAATGTATTTAGAGCCACTCCTTACGCTGTTGATGATCTGGAATGATTCTTTCAATATCAATAAGTAATAATCCGTCCTCAAAATCTACCTTCTTGACAACTAAGTCATCAGGTAGTGCCCATTGTCTAGTAAAGTTACGTTGTGCAAGTCCTTTATGCACGTAATCGACTTTATCTTTGGTCTTAGATCCCTCTATTATGAGTTTACCCTCTTGTGTGTAAACTTTTAGATCTTCTCTCTTGAATCCTGCGAGTGCTACCTCAACCCTATACTCATGATTTGATATCTTTATCGTATTATAAGGTGGGTAGTTTGTATTTGCGAAGTGTTGATCAAAGGTTGTGAACCAGTCATCAAACCCGATCATATTTTTTCTTACTTTTGCCAAATAGTCCTGAGTTTCAGGCACGGTAAAAGTAATAGCGTTAGCATCGTTAAACATGCTGACCTCCTTGAGCGTCTAGTTGTAATGTCCCGTTAGGCGACA